AGTTACTAAGATTTTAAGAGTAATGGATGAGCGTGGTCTTATTGATCTACCTCTTAAAGTCAATGGTCTTGAAATTAAAGTATCAGCAGTTGCACCATTAGCTATGGCTCAAAGCATGGAAGATGTACAGAACGTATTGCAATTTGCACAGATCGTTCAAGGTGCTGGACCACAAGCTCAGATGACATTGAAAACAGATGCTATGATGGACTTCATTGCTGAGAAGTTAGGTATCCCACAAAAAATACGTAACACTCAAGAAGAACGTATGATGATGACTCAACAAGCTACTGAGATGGCACAACAAGTTGCTCAGCAAGCACCAGAAGCAGTACCTGGTATGGTAGAAGCTGCAACTAAGGGGATGATGTAATGGATGAAGATTATGGCATGCGTCATGGCGGAGCTGGTAAAAAATACACTGGCTGGAAAGGTCCATTAAAAGACGTTGAAGGAAATACTGTTACTGAGTTAAGTATTGGTGTAAATATTGATGGTAAAGAAATTGAGATCCCATTAATTGTTCCTTCATTGTCTGAAAAAGAAACTACACGTTTATTAAATAAGAAACAGCCTACAGATGCTATTGTACAAAAAG